TAAATAATAATATGCATTTAGGCCGTAAGCCTCAAAATTTTACATAAAGGAAAAAGAAAATGGCATTAACATCACCAGGCGTAGAAGTACAAGTAATTGACCAAAGTCAGTATCTTCCAGCCGCACCAGGATCCGTTCCGTTCGTATTGCTAGCAACTGCACAAGACAAAGTTGACCCTAACGGTGTTAGTGTCGCAGCAGCTACAACGGCGGCAAACGCAAATAAACTATATCAAGTTACAAGTCAGCGTGACCTCGTTACTCTTTATGGTAACCCAACATTCTATACAAGTAGTAATGGCACACCACTACAGGGTTATGAGCTTAATGAGTACGGTCTATTGGCTGCTTACTCTTTACTCGGAGTTACTAATCGTTGCTACGTATTAAGAGCAGACATTGACTTAGCAAGTCTAGTCGGAACTACAGGTCGTCCAGTAGGTAATCCAGAAAACGGAACTTATTGGTTAGACACAACGACCTCAACATGGGGCATCTATGAATTCAATGCTACAACAAGTAGTTTTGTATTGCAAACTCCTATCGTTATTACTGAAGCTAGTGATATGATAGGTGGCGCACCAGTACAAACATTAGGAAGTATTGGTGACTATGCTGTTTATGCTCCAGGTCAAGAATCATCACCCCCAGTAACAGTTTTTCAATTTTTCTATAAGACTACTTCTAATGTTTGGGCAGTACTAGGTGGAAGCAATTGGAAATTAGATTGGCCTACTATAGAAGGTACTGAATCTAACCCGGTATTAGATGCCGGCGACACATTTAACTTAAACCTAGACGGTGACGTTACTGTAGCAATAACTGTACCTGATGCAGGCGGCGGTGTTGGTAACGTTGCGGGCGTTGCAGCAGCAATTAGTGGTTTAGGTTGGACTTATCTAACTGCATCTGTACGTAATGGTAAATTATGTATATTTGAAAACTATTCAGAAGGTGAAGGACCTCCGGCTCGTTTTATTACTATTACTGCTGGTTCTGGCACAGTCTTAGATGATCTAGGTATCGATACCGGTACATATTATCAACCTCTACTGTTATGGGGAACTGGTGCACAACAACCACTATGGCAAGCTGGACAAGCAAACCCTCGTCCAACAGGATCCGTATGGATGAAAGCCGGCGGAACTGGTTTAAATCCAGTTGTTAAAGAATGGAGCAACATCACTGAAGATTGGGCAGTTAAAACTGTTCCTCTAGCAATAAGTGATGCGACAGTAAATGCTGCACTAGATCCAACTGGTGGTCAAACAATTCCAGCCGGAACAGTATATGCCCAGTATAACTTTAATAACTCATCTAAAGTATGCCCTGTTTACTTATGGAAGCGCATAGCTACTGGACCAACAGTTGTGACAGGAACAAATACAGCACCTGACTTTTCAAGTTTAGGACCAGCTGGTACAGGACCTTATACACTTAACGTAACAGTGTCTTCTCCTAACGAAACCTTGATGTCTTCAGTATATACAGTAACAATTGGTGAAGGCTCGGATGCATCAGACTTTGTAATTGCTTGGGCCGATGCAGGTATTCCTTATGCAACAGCAACAGTTGCAACTTCAGGAGCAATTCAAATAACGCACAGTGAAGGTGGAGCCGTTTCAATTAACGATGCGTATACATCTGGTGCAGATCAAGGTAAATCTAGTGGCGTTTTAGTAGAAGCCGGACTCATTGCAGGAACTACTGATGGTGTGAAATATTCCACAGACCCAGGATATAATTTTACTGGTGTACCGCAATCAGCTACTTCAGGTTCAGGAACCGGATTAGAAATAAGCGTTTTTACTCTGTATGGTATTTATGTGCCTAATCTGACAACATTTACAAATGCAGGATCTGGATATGTAGTTGGTGAAATAGTGACATTTGACGGTACTGATTTAGGTGGCGACACCGGTACTAATAACCTAGTAATTGAAGTCACATCAGTGAACATTAGCGGTGAAGTCACTAGTATAACATATATTTCAGGAACTTCACAACCAACATACGGCGTATTATTATCTAATTGGGTAGAATTTGAATATACTGCTAACGAAGGTGCTCCAGTAGCTAACCCACCAAACAACCGTAATTGGTTCTACAGTGTAGTAGACCAAGTTGATATCATGATTAACTACAACGGTAACTGGAAAGGTTATAAGAATCAAAACTATGACTTGAACGGTTTCCCAACACCAACAGGTGCAAATGCTACTGATCCTGCAGGTCCTATTGTAAGTGCTACTGAGCCAACAACCCAAAGCGACGGTACTGCATTAGTCTTTGGTGATCTGTGGATTAGCACAGCCGATCTAGAAAATTACCCAGTGATTTATCGTTGGCAGTCTGTTAGTGGTGAGAGTCAGTGGGTGTTGTTAGATAACTCAGACCAAACAAATCCTGAAGGTGTATTGTTTGCTGACGGTCGTTGGGCAACTAACGGCACAACATCAGTAACTGAGGATCTTATCCCTACAATCACTAGTTTGTTAACAAGTAACTATCTAGATATTGATGCTCCTGACGCAGCATTGTATCCAACAGGTATGTTGTTATTCAACACACGCCGTTCAGGTTACAACGTTAAACAATTCAAAGAAAACTATTTTAGCAACGCTAACTTCCCAGGCGAATCTCTACCAACAGAAAGAGATGCATGGGTATCAGTAAGTGGTTTACAATCCAATGGATCTCCGTACATGGGTCGTAAGGCACAACGTGCTATGGTAGTAGAAGCGTTACGTGCTGGTATTGACTCTAATACTGATTTACGTGACGAAGACAACTTCTTTAACTTGATGGCTACTCCTAACTATCCAGAACTACAACCTAACATGGTTGTATTGAATGCTGATCGCGGTGAGACAGGTTACATCTTAGGTGACACCCCAATGGGTCTATCTGATAGTGCGACTGACATTCAAGCATGGGCTACTAATGCCGCAGGTGCTACAAGCACAGGTGAAGAAGGTTGTGTAACTCGTAATACATACTTGGGTCTATTCTATCCAAGCGGCATCACAAGTGATTTGAGTGGTAACTTAGTTGCTGTTCCCCCATCACACATGATGTTGAGAACATTCTTACGTAACGACACTATTGCTTATCCTTGGTTAGCAGCAGCAGGTACACGCCGCGGTATCATTGATAACGCAGCTAACATTGGTTATGTTAACAGAGATACTGGTGAATTCCAAGTAATCAAGACACGTTTAGGTGTTCGTGATGTTCTATACGTTAACTTCATTAACCCACTAGTGTTCTTTACTGGTCAAGGTTTATTGAACTATGGTAATAAGACAAGCTTCAACTCTAGCTCTGCATTAGACAGAACTAACGTTGCTCGTTTAATTGCTTACATGCGTAGACAATTAACATTAGCAGGTCGTCCGTATGTGTTCGAACCTAACGATGCATTTACAAGAGGACAAATTGCTAACACTATTGAGTCATTATGCTTAGACCTAGTTGCAAAACGCGGTATCTATGACTATCTAGTAGTTTGCGATGAAAGCAATAACACACCAGCTCGTATCGATAGAAACGAATTATGGGTTGATGTTGCGATTGAACCTGTTAAGGCAGCTGAATTCATTTACATACCAGTACGTATATTGAATACAGGTGAGTTATCAGGAGCTTAATTTATTAAGTGAAGCGCCCTTCGGGGGCGCTCACTGATAAAAAGATAAATATTATTAACAGGAGAAACACAAAATGGCAATAGCCTCTCAATCATTGATTAATATGTCCGCTAGCGACATGAACAATGGAAATCAAACCCTATTGATGCCCAAACTGCAATACAGATTTAGGGTATCATTCTTATCTTTTGGTGCTAGTGATGCACTAGAGTTAACACGCCAAGTTGTAGATTGCGCACGTCCTAACGTTCAATTTGCTAAAATTACTCTTCCAGTATACAACTCAACAGTGTATATGGCAGGTAAGCACACATGGCAACCGTTGAACGTCAACATTCGTGATGATGCATCCGGTTTCGTTTCTAGAGCAGTTGGTGAACAACTACAAAAACAATTAGACTTCATAGAACAATCTAGTGCTGCTTCTGCAAGTGACTACAAATTCAGTATGCAAATCGACATTCTTGACGGTGGCAACGGTGGAATTGCGCCAGTAGTACTAGAACGTTGGGAACTATACGGTTGCTATGTTGAAAGTGTTAACTATAACGCATTGAACTATGGTCAATCAGAAGACATTAAAATTGCATTGACGATTCAGTTCGACAACGCGGTTCAAGCGTCTACTCCTGGTGTAGAGAACGACCCAACAGGTGTCGGCGCTGCTGGTCTACAAGCTCGTACTTTTGACGGTGTCAGTACTTCAGTTGGTACAAACGCTTAATACTTAACGTATGTCATATTGGGGCCAGGATTTACAGCGGAGTAGAGCTTTTGGTAGCACTATTCTTAGAGATTTTACCCATGCATCGAAAATTTTTCGACCAGCTGGGTATGCTCTTGCACCTAAATTCAAGTTTTTATTTCATACCTTTTTTGATATTAACCCCGCTGTCTATGATAGAAACATAGGCTCCGGGGATAATTTTGGCGTATTAGTTAAATCAATAAAGTTGCCATCATTCAATATAAAAACACATGATTTGAATCAGTACAACAGAAAAAGAATTGTACAAACTAAAATAAACTATGATCCTATTAACATAACTTTTCATGACGATTCATTGAATGTTGTGACAAAAATGTGGGATGCATATTATTCTTACTATTACAAAGACAGCACTAATCTAAGAGTATTCAAAGGTGCTACTGGTGCTGAAATAGTGCCTAGTCAGCCGGGCGCTGGCGCAGCCAATCAAAACTATAATGTAAGAAACATTTATGATGCTAGCTTAACTGGTAATAACAATTGGGGTTATATAGGTGAATCATTTGCAGGTTCTAGTCAACAAGTTAAACAACCTTTCTTTAGAAACATTACTGTCTTTGGTTTCAATACCCATAACTTTACAGCTTACACTCTAATCAATCCAATGATCACTAAGTTTGATCACGACACTTATGCATATGCAGAGGCTGCCGGCACAATGGAATTGAAAATGGATATTGCATATGAAACCGTAGTATACAATGAAGGCGGCATGGATGGAAGAACTCCTGATAACATTGTACAAGGGTTTGGGTTAGATGCATTCTATGATAGGAGATTAAGTCCAATAACTCCTGCAGGAAATAACGGGCAGGTATCAGGACCCAGCGGATACGAAGATGCAGAAGGCGGATTTATTAAATCACTAAAGGATTAATCATGGGAACCATCACAACGAACAATGCTAACGTAGCATATAATTATCAAAAAGTTCCTGGATTAGTAACATCAAATAAACTGCAATCTCAAGCAGGATTGGCAATTTCATTACGGGATAATCCTAATCTAAATAGAAATGTAGCCTTTTTATTTCCAAGTAATTTGACTACACCTAACTATGGAGCGGGGTCACCTACTCTACTTGCTAGAAGTTCAATACAAACATCAGGTGATGTAACTTATGCAGGTAGACAGACAAACCTGTAAATTACATGCCTAGAATTATAGATGACAAAACAACATTAGACAGAACAGTTAGAATCTTTGATGCATTCTATCAAACTGATCTACGAATAAATGCCAGCGAGTACGATATCATCAATAGCTACTTTACCGGTGTATGTGAAACAAAAAACATAGCAGATAATTTCACAACAGTATTGTTTAGGATATCAACACAAACTGGCGTACCTGTCCTTCAGCTACTAGATGAGTTGCAGGGTCAACCAAATTCATTGTCAATGAACAAGCAGATTTGCTATTGGTTAAACAGTCTTAAATCAAAAACATCACTGTATGGGGTAAGTGTAATACCTCAACCAGTAGTACCAGTCGCTAGAAACGTGGTACTATAATGGCAAAGTATGCGCAAGGCATATATACGCCAAAACACCCTGAAAAATATATAGGGAATCATCAACCTAAATACCGTTCAGGTTGGGAACTAACGTTCATGACATTCTGTGACACAAACAAGAATGTATTATATTGGGCTAGTGAAGCACTACGAATCCCTTATAAACATCCCATGACAGGAAAGCCTACTATATACATTCCTGATTTTTTTGTAGTGTATCAAAACAAGCATGGACAGAAGATAGCGGAAGTAGTTGAGATCAAACCCAAAAAGCAAAGCATTATTGAAAGCAAAGTTTCAAATGCTAAAGACAGAATAGTAGTTGCTATTAATCATGCTAAGTGGGCATCAGCTATGGCATATTGTAAGGC